TAAAGACGCCGACGTCTTTAAGAACAAAGTATTCGTTGGATATCGCTGGGTGTTTTAATTAGAGCCGCCAAAAGTTTCGTAGATAATAAACTCTGGTTGATTTTGCTTCTCTTTATATTGGTTGGGAAAAACCGTTACGGGGTGTTTCTTACCCTCTATTACTACATAGCCAGCTAAGTATTTACCATTTTTACCTTCTTTTTTCCAGAAAGCTCCCCTTTGTTGTTCCGTCCATTTGCTCATTACTATACATAGTAAGCTGGATAAATGGAAATGTCAAGTTAAATTTTATATATCTTGTTAGAGGATTAGATTGAATCCATTTTCTTGTACTAAGATATCACCAGCCTCTGTGAGTATATCATCTGTGGGAGAAGAATCCAAAGATGCTATAAAGTCAGTTAAATTTGTCGGTTTAAATCCAGCATCTACCGAAGAAACTATCTTACTTGAAAGATTAAATTGACTATATTTTCTATTTAATTCTTGGATTACGTTGGCATATGCGTGAAAATCTTCGGTAAGTGAATATTGAGAAGTTAATGTGCCGATTCTGTTTGCGAAATGATTGTTGGAAAACAAGGTAATGGAATGGCTTGAGTGGATTTCTTTTTCTAAACGATGAATATTTTCAGACATATATAACATTTACACCAAAATATAGATAAATCCTTACTTTAACAGCAAATTCAATCGTCTTCTTCTGGGAGATCTTCGAGCTCCCCTTCTGGGTCTTCTAAGTCTTGTGTTATCTCTAAAATTGGGGACATTTCATTATCTAACGATTCATATTCACTGCTCGCAACAACTTTCGCAAAGATAAGATCTGATAAGTTGTCTTCTTCTTCATCCAAACTTAAGTACGGTTCACCGCGTTGAACAAAACATTTATTATTATTTTTATACAAAATGATCATAATTATTTATATATGAAAGATAATCTTTACACATACTCTCATACTAAAATTTCTATATATACTTTTCCGAAAGAATCTTTGCGCATAACATAAACTGGGAAAAGCCTTTTTATAAACTCGAAATATGTATCAAACCTGTCTCTTTGAGTTAAAACAGCAAAAATTCTTTTGCCTTCGAACTCTTTTTTAAGACCTAAAAAAAGTATGTATTTGAAAATTTTATCATATGTGATGTCTTCATCTTTAAAAAGCAAGATCAAATCAATCTGCCCGTCCATAATAATACTGTCGTCTAAACAGGCGTAACCAATAATTTCATTATTTTCGTTATTTTGTAAAATATAATGATATTTATGGTCTTTTAGTAGTTTTTTTAATTCGCCAGCCAAATATGGAAGAAGAAACTGAATGCTTTGATTTTTACCTAAATGATCGTACTGGGTCAACTTAACCTTTGACTGGAACTTAAGAAATAGCTTAAAAAGCTTCTCAAAATCTTTAGGTTCATATTTTCTGTAAGAAATGTTTTTCAACTTCATTTTAATTTGTGTCTTTTGGGTGTAATATAATACATGGCAAATGGAATAAATCAAGCTTTTGCAAGAGCTATTTTTGATGTAGAACCGACGGCACTGTTGGAATTATTTACATTATATTACAATTACCAGAAAGATTCTCAAGCCCAAATCAATTTTCATGGAGGAACTAATGGCATTGGAGGGCCAATTATCTTTGATGGCCAAGAGTATTTGCCAATTCCAGCAGAAGCGCAGGGGTTTGATTTATTGGGTGACCAGAGATTGCCTAGACCTGTAGTAAAGGTCTCTAACGCAGGGCTTTATATTTCTTCCCTTTTGAGGCGTTTTGATAACTTGAATGGTGCAAAAGTGGTAAGAAAAAGAACATTTTTAAAATTTATAGACGATGCAAACTTTCCTAATAATCAAAATCCATGGGGAACTGCGAACCCTAATGCTAGAATGCCAGACGACAAGTATTTCATTTCTAGAAAAATGTCTGAAAATAAACTCGCAGTTGAGTTTGAATTAGTTTCTAGTTTGGAGCTTGAAAATATAGAAATCCCATCTAGAAAAATTTCGGCAAGGTACTGTTCTTGGATTTACAGAGGATTTGGATGTAGGTATGGATACAACAAAACCGAGCCAGGGCATGATAGGCCGATAGCTACCGCAAATGACCAGTCATTTGTCACTGGTGCTGGAACTAATTTTTCATTAAATGGCGATTTATTTCCTGTGACGGCGAGCTCTACTAGTGTAGATACTTTAATAACTCCAGAAGGGCTATGGGAAGCTGACAAATCTTACGAAGTAGCGGATTATATTTTCACGCTTAGCGATAGGGTAAGTGAAGGGCAAGGGCTTACATCAAATTACTATCAGCAACACCCAGTTTACTATATATGCAAAAGCGCCCATACATCAGCTGCTGGTGCAAGACCAGAAGATAGGCCAGACTTATGGATTAAAGACGAATGTTCTAAGAAATTATTTGGCTGCAGATTAAGATATGCTAACGATGATTTAGGTGGCGTGAATAATAATAAAAATCTTCCTTATGGTGGATTTCCAGGAACAGAAAAATATTCTTACTAATGAGCATAAAAAGAAAAATAGAATTTGAATGTGAAAAAGATGTTTCCGAAGAGCGTTGCGGTTTCATTATATATAAAGATGGGGAGCTTGATTTGATCATGTGCGAAAACCGAGCAGAAGACAAAAAAAATCAATTTTACATACCAGCAAAGGAATTTCTTTACATAAAAAACAATAGCGATATTGTAGCTGTTTATCATTCCCATAATGACGGAACTGAGAATCCTTCACCTTTTGATATAAAATCTGCCGATGTTATTTGTTATCCATTTTTGATCTATTGTACAAAAAATAATAAATTTGGAATTCATGAACCAGAGCATTCTGACGCGAAACAAGAGCAACTAAATCAACTAAGGGAGGAAGTAGCATGACAGAAATAAGGTTACACGGATTAGTTGCAAGAAAATTTAAGCCCCACTTTAAAATGGCGAACATCGCTAAACCAGTAGACGCTATCTTGGCTATCGATGCTAACTATGATGGTTTTAAAAATTTCTTTCTTAGAGAAGCCGAAAGAAATCATTTATACCAATTTATAGTTGATGGAGAGTTAGTCGAAAACGCAAATCAAGCTTCAAACAAAAGAGAAATTGAAACAATAGATATTGTTCCTTTTGTCGGGGGTTCTGGGCCAGTAGGTATTGCTTTTGCAGTAAACTTAGCAATTGGATTGGTTATGGCTGGCATACAATATTTAATGACTCCAATTCCAGAAAATGAACCGCAAGCAATGGTAGCTCAGTTAGGCGGAAAATCTTTCTTTTTCGCATCTAAAGGTAATTTTACATCTCAATATAGTAACGTCCCAGTTGGGTATGGAGAACTTAGAGTTGGATCTAGAGTAACGGAAACTTTAATTGAGGCTATTGATAGAAATACATCATCTTCAACTGGCGGAAGCTCAACCTCGTCGGGTGGTGCTGGCGGCGGCGGCGGCGGAGGAGGAGGCTACTAATGAAGACAAAAATCAAACTACATGGCAAACTCCAAAAAATTTACGGAGAGTCTTTTGAATTTGCAAATATAAAAAAACCTATAGATGTGGTCCATGCTTTAGATGCTATTTTCCCTGGATTTAGAAAGCATATTATTGATAATGCTAAAGCTGGAGGACACTACGAAATAATATTAGATGGTAAATCAAAAAACGCATTTGAATTAATGCAAAGCGAAAAGAAAATTGAACAAGTGGATTTAGTTCCTTGTCTAATTGGTTACGGGCCTGCTTTCGCAGTAGTCCTTGGAGTTGCTGCTATTGGTATTGGTGTTTTTGGGGGCTTGAGTGTCGCCGTATCTGCATTTTTTATAGCATTAGGTGTGGGTTTGCTTATTGCTGGTATTATGTATTTGCTAACGCCTATACCAGAAAACGAGCCGAGAGAATCAAGTATTAAAGCGTCTATAAAAAATTCATCCTTTCTTTTTCAAAATCCAAGCAATGTGTCTACACAGGGCAGAGCTATACCTATTGTATATGGAAGATTGAGGGTGGGGTCTTATGTTATCGGGACTTCTGTTACAAACTTTGAATTACATTTAGACGCTCAACTACAAAGAAGATTTAAATCTAATAGAACAAATGCTTTATTAAAAATACAAAACTCTTTTGGTAGCTCTGTATCTGAATTATATAGAACATTTTAATGAAAGAATATATTTTAAAAAAATATAAAAATTACAGTAAATTTTCTGTGAGGGGTGCTCTTTTTGGTAGCTTGTCGGCTTCGAACGATAAAAGGCGAGCGGTTAGACTGCAGGCTAATGCAGATTCCATAGTCGGCCAATTTACGAGATTAAGCACCCCGCTTGGATCTGATTTAAAACTATCGACCGCTAAACTTACTAGTTGTGATTTGGTTTCTGATGGCCCAATAGAAGGTTTTGTAAATCAAAAAGGAGAAAGTTGCGGCCCATTAGAAGCCACATATCTTGACGGGACGGTTGTAGAAGAGCCTAAATCAACAGCGACAAGAACTGAACCCTTAACAGTAGCTAAAATGGATGTGGCAACCCACCATGTGGAACATTTTGTAAGTGGAAAAATAAATGAATACGAACAGGATTTGGTAAAAAGATTTAATCATAGAGAGCCTATTCCTAAGCCCACTTATATGCTACCCATCAACGATGCATCTATGGGAAGTACAAGACGTCAGTTGGTTATTACAGACAAGAATAAATTAGAAATATACTTGTCGAAAAAATGACGCTAGATCCAAATATCACGCAAGGCAATGGTCAGCCCCTTCATTTCATGTATCCCATGGACACATATATCATGAGTAACATTGGTCATCGGTATAGGGCCGATGGTTCTATGTCTTACTTGAATTGGAGAAAGTTTGCGATTGCCCACTCATGCGCCGATAATTATATGAGTTATTATAGAGCGGGATTTGGGTTCAGAAAATCGCCCTACAATGTTCAAAAATTGTACTTTCCAGATGTGCTCGTTAGTAATTGGAACATGGAGAGCGCTTGGAGCTTTCCAGAAAGTAAACCAGTAGTATACCAAGGAAGTTATAACCATGGTCAATCAGTAAACGAACAGGGAAGGTTGGGCCAAATCTTTTGTTCAAGAGCCATGATTAATTATATACACTTCTCCACGACTGCGCCTCGGAACGACGATCAACGCAGGTCTGTATTGTATTATTGCGCAGCGGCACTGGGCTTTGGGGACTATCAATTGCCTTATATGAGTAATAGATCTACAGCCAGTGTTTTTGAAAATGGACGTCCTTCCAAATTTGTAAACGAATTTGCTACAAACACGCACCCGCAAGGATTAAAAGAACCCCTAATAGATGTATTAAGTAATAAGATAAATAATCTTGGATTAGATCACTGGAAACCTCATAAATTTTTTAGATCCGAGCCATTTAATAACGCCCCTAGAGTGGGCGATCACCCAGCTGGGAGCGATGATCGAACAGATGGGCTATATAATATAATGCCAAGACTGAATGTTACTCGCAGTAAAGCGATTACGGGCGGTCTAAATGATCAAAGACACAGTGATGTTTTTACAGCCCCAGGCGAGGGCTCCATGTATATTTATGAGCAGCGGGGAGATAATGAGGGTAGTTACGGTTATGAGGATTTAAAGACTTTTCAAAAAGGAGTAAAGTACAGAATTACTGGATCTTTTCTACTACCCTCCACTAATACTAATATTAATTCTATACGAATTCAAAGCGTTGCACCGCTCAATAAAATTACTCCTGGTGTGGGTTCCAGTTCCGACTACAAAAATATAATTAGAGTAACAGGACTAAATGATCAATATCCTGCAGACGAGTGGCACTCCTTTGATGGAGAATATTTACATACTGGCGAACCAGGGCGATGCCAAATCAGAGCTTATAAAAACAACTCAAATCCAGGAGCTGGAATGATAGATGACGCGTTTCATTTAAATGATCTTGCAGTTTTAGGAGAAAATTTAGCAAATCAATACACACCTAAAAACGATTTTGGATATATATGCTTTTCTGCTGATAAATTTTTTGGACTAAAGCAACAAACAGAAGATCATTCCATTTGTGATAAAGTAGCTACTTTTGATATGGAAATTAGTAATGGAGCTATAAGCACTAAAGAAAGCGTAAGATTATATGCAAATAGCAATGGGCAACCAATTCTAAAAAATGGATCGAGACAATGGATTGCGCGTTATCGTGCTGGAGACTACTTGGATGGGCGTAGCATCTATGAGACGCCAGACGATTACGGGAGTAGTGGTGGCACTCCGATAGGGCCAGGACCAACCCTAGTGAGACATGTCGACAATTTACTTGACAAACAAAAGGCAGTGGGTTCAGACGCATACTATTGGCGTTTAAAACGCTACGATAGGAATACACGGGTAAGCGGATTCGTTAATTCGTGGGCCGAGGGTAGCGATAATGGAAGCGACATAAGTAACACGATTGATGGAGCAACTGAAACAAGTACAGATTATCCCTGGGTCGGCGCTAATGCAGGCTTGACCACTTGGTATGACTATACGATACCTACACATACTTTTAGCATAATAGACCCAATAGCATACTATTACCAAGGAAAATATCCTATTTATGGTGCGGCCACCCACTATAATCAAAATGGATATGTACTGACAGCCGCCACCGCCAAGAAATTTGATGAAAACTCTAGAGCACAATCTTCTGGGCCACCGCATAATGGTAAGTCACTAGATCCTTGCAGTATAAAGTTTAGTAACTTTGCAGATAGCGCAGGTAATCCACTATTTCCATTAGTTAATAATAATTTTAAAAAAAATCATAAATTATATTTCACGGTGGGCGGTAACGTATTGTCATTAGACGATTCTAATACTCTCGGATGCGCCTATCCAGAAGTCACTGGTTTTGATGTGCGCCGCGGAACTGAGTACGAGTCTATGACCCATGAATATATGCTTAATGATTTTGAGCCTGGAGCGATAGAAGGACGGTATAGGTCTTACACGCCAGCGAAGGATTACGCGGAGACTAGGTTGCCGATGGTAACTGGATCGTATATACCATATAATATTGGAAAAGAATTAACGGAGTCTGAGTCAAACAGGTTTAAGGGAGCATTTAATTTTCCAGTTTATTTAGGAGAAAAGGGTTTACCAGTAAATGCTGATCACTCACTTGACACTAATAAAATATTTATAACAACTGATGATAGTGCGGAAATAAGTGGCCAAAAAATAGCAAGTGGCATATCTGGAGATTATGATGTGTTTTCTCAAAAGGATGGTAAATTTCAATACGTGCATAGAGCTAATCCGAATATTAAGATAACGGATGCTGAGCTTTATGGGAAAGACATAGAATTAAAAACAATTGAAAAAGATTCAACTTTATTTAATTTTACCGATTTTTCAATGGATTATAGGTTTGGAGAAGAGGTCCAAGAACCAATTACTAATGAAAGCCGCACATCCACGGATTATAATAAGAGCATATTTGGGCCAACTAATTCTAGAGATAAGACCGATCCTCATCTAAAAGAAATAAACAGAACTCAGACCACCTCCGACCCTACCGCCCTAGGCACCACCATCGATAGGCTGGGAGACTATGGGATGAGAAAGTATAGTGCTGTCGAAGGTACAGCTAGCACTGATCTTCAATCAGATGGAACATTGCAATCCGACTGGATGAATGATGTCCCATTAGACGTCGATACAATAGACTGTACACATATAGTTAAACGAAAAGATGTAGATTGTGTAACGGTGACTTTTATTATTGAACGATTATATCAAGATATTCTAACAGAATTAAGTGTTTTAGATAGCAGTGTTAAGCAAGACGCCACACAAATAAACTTTTCAGTTTTTGTCTCTTTTGATGGGGTTCCAGAAAGTATATTCCCTGCGCAAGAAACACAAATTTCTCATTTTGGAATTGTTACTAGTTTTTTTGCGACGGATAGCGATCAAATCACACTACCCTCTTACAACGAAATAGTCGACGATTACCCCAATGAAGATATAAACAGTTTATGTAACCAATTTCCAAGAAAAGTTGTTATAAGAAAAAATGATTTTGAAACAAATTCTGTCAGAATAGGTAGAGCCGCTAGAGTATACCAAGTTACAGAAGTTATAAAAGAACGTTTTTCATATCCATTTTCCGCTATCTTAAAAACATCAATAGATGCGAGAACATTTCAAACGCCCCCAAACAAGCAATATCAGTTAAGATTAAAAAAGATATTAGTTCCTTCTAATTATTTTCCTTTAAGTCCAGATAAAAGGGATGCAAGATTTGTGGAGGATGCTTCAAGTTTAGGAACAAGAGTTATTTATAATGGGGATTGGGATGGAACATTTAAATTAGCCTGGTCTGATAATCCAGCCTGGATACTTTATGATTTAATGACTAATCAAAGATATGGAATTGGCAATAGGATAGATGATCTCGAAGATATAAATATTTTTAACTTATATAAAATTGGTAGATATTGTGATGCTGTAGATTCTAATGGTCATTTCGTTGGATTAGATAACGGACTAGGTGGATTAGAACCAAGGTTTTCTTGCAACATAATGTTAGATTCAGAAAATAATGCATTCGAGACTATAAAAGATATTTCTAGCGTATTCAACGGAATGGCTTTCTGGGCAAATGGTAGTCTTGATTTTTTTGCAGATCAACCTAAAGAGACTATGATGGTTTTCAATAATGGAAATGTTTTTGATGGAATATTTAATTATCAAACGACAGACAAGTCTGCGTTATTCAATGTGGCAGATGTAGTATATTTAGATAAAAAAGATGACTATACAGCTAAAAAAGAAACCGTAATCGATGAAGATGGAATGAGACAAAATGGCCTAAAAAGAAGAACGGTGACGGCTAAAGGCGCAACAAGTAGAAGCCAAGCAAGAAGATTGGGTAGATATATTTTATATTCAAATAAACTAGAAAGAGAAATCGTAAACTTTAAAACATCTAGCCAAGGCTTGATGGTTTCTATAGGAGATATTATTGAAGTCCAAGATGAACTTAAAACCTTCGAACCAAGTTACGCAGAGATTTTACAAAAGGATTTTGGAGATCAAACATTCGCTGGACAAGGGTCGTTCCGATATTTTAAATTTTTAGGAACAAACAGCGATAACACTGCAACGACCGATCAGCAATCTATTAAAGAAATAACTTTAATAGATACTAATGGTAAAAGTTTTCCCGAAACAAATTTTCAAAGTAATGGTAGTGATTATGTTGCGGGCGATGGAACGACACTTGAAATTGGACCTTATGTAAGGGATGGGTTAACTGTAACAGCTGGTTATTCAAATAGCAGTACATATGGACCACACCAAGCTTTTGGCGGAAGTAACATGTGGTGGACTTTAGGTTTGTCTAGTGCAGCGGGGTATGATGCGTCTGATAATTATTTAACTGTTGATTTTGGATCAGCTAAAGATATATCACAAATTCAAGTAGAAATGTCAAGCTATCATGGTGCCAAAAAATTAAGAATATTAGCGTCTAACGATCCTAGCTTTAATACCTTTACAGTCTTTGGGGAAGTAATTGATATAGCCGATACCAGCGATAACCAAAATTTAACCGTAAACGCTGGTCGAAAAATAAAAGTATCAGCAGATAGTTCGACTTCTGATTCCAGCCTTACTTACCCTTCTATTAAATCATTAACAATAGAAAACAGGCCAAACGTAAATTCTATACTTAATAATCATAGCGGGGCTTATGTAATAATGTCTACAGGACAAGATAAATTAGTTGACTTGTATAATCATGTTGGAAACGGAGGCACAATCGGAAGCCAAGAGTTAGATGATATGTACATACCTCAAGTTAGGAAATTAAAAATTACTGGAGTAGAAGATTTGTCTAGCAAAATAAAAATTGGTATAGACGACACAGATGGATATTTTTCCGATGTTCAAGTCGGCACTTTGATTAATTTAGATTTGACGAACAGGGTGCCACAACAATATAGAGTATTAACTATACAACCAGAAGATACTAATTTGTATGCTATTAGCGCCACAGAATATAGAAAAGAAAAGTTTGATTTGATTGAAAAGCCGACTGATTTTACTTTAGATGAGACAGAGCCATATAATGTTGGCATACCCGAAAATACAATTAAGACAATTACTCAACCACACGGATTTTCGACCGAATTAGTAAACACTGAATATGCTCAAAAAATAAACTTTACAATTAGTGGAGATTTAGATGGCAATGAAACAATTTACAATATTAACGTCGTCCATCCAAATGGCACCACAAATACAAGGAGAATAGCAAAACAAGATGTTGTTCAAAATAATAAATTTATAACGACGGGTAGTTTCGATGACATTAATGTTTATGGAACTTATTCATTTGAAATAACGTCGGTAGATGTAGAATCAGCAGATTCAAGAAAAATATTTAACGGATAAAAAATTATGATTAGACATTCAGTACTAGTTTTACCAGTTGAACCAAAGCCGATACAAATAGCAACGATAAGGGTTAATGGAAAAACGCAATCACAATTCAATCATGCGAAAAGATTTATAACTATAGAACGTCATGACGACATGAGTATATTTGTAGAGTTAAGAAATATGAAAACTTTTGAAACAGTTTTTGCAGATGGAGAAAATTTGTGCCTTGAGGTTTACGAATACGAAGAAAGCACTAAAAATTATACTAAAAAAAATACAGGATTTAAACAAAATGGAGGCAGAATAAAACCCAAAGCAACCCAAAGCGAAATAAAACTAAAACTTTTGCTTAGTGACAGGAAAAAAGTAATTGATTACTGCCTTGTCAATATAGTGTAATGTAATTAGGATGAAGGACTACAAGGAATATTTAAAGTCAAAGGCTAAGCCGATCAGAGGCTCGGCTACGCTTGAGCCACCAACTGCGGGTCAAGATGCATTGCAATCTATCGCGTCAATGGCTGTTATGGATTTAATATCTGAAGGTCCAATTTATGGTTTGATTGATAAAGAAGGAAAAAAACCAAATAATATAAATTTGCTAGAGTCTGTATATTTAGAAGATACTTCAGTTTTAGACAGAAGCACATCTCAAGCTCAAATAAGGACAGTAGACTTTGATCAAATCCAAATGATGGGTAGGTTAACTAGCGGAAATATAGAAACTGCTTTCAATAATATATCTGGAGAATTGGTAGCTCCCGAAACCTATAATATCAATAATTCTGGCATGTCTGTTTTTAAAAAAGAAGAAATTGGTCAAGACAAGCAGGCTTTGTTGGAATTTTTGGAGGAAAATAAGTCTTTAAGCAGATTTGGGTTTATTCAATTTAAATTGAATGGAATTTTTCCACATACTGATAATATATATTCAAGGATAAGTAGCACCACCAACCAATTTGATAGCAGCGCCCCTGTAGACCCAGCCACCGTAACTGATTTCAGAATTGAATGGAGCGATGGAACTAATACTTTCAAAGGAACCGCAACAATAGCGATGCAAGCAGGCGCGTCGACACCGACACAGCTTAGGTCAGAGGGATCATTAAAATGGAACGTAGCGTACACCAATTCAGCTGGTAACGCGGCTACAGCTACTATCTTTAAGCAAGACGCTGGTAATGGAAACTTTTTTTGGCACTTTGGCGAACTTTACTCATATGCCACAAGTAGCACTAATGGGAACGACACGAGTCTAGCAATTGCTGAGGCGACCTCAACAAGTGAAGATTTTCCGTGGGTTGACAGAGAGAGCTCTATTTGGTATCAATATCCTGGTGCGGCTAATCTTTCCCCAGCTATTGCATGGAAAGAGCGGAATGTAAAACTTACCAACTTCAATGCTGTAGCAAATGAAATCTATAATGCCACAATATTCGATTTAGATGTATATAATGGAGCGGGCAAAGCAAAAAGATCAATACAACAGGAAGATGGACGAGTTGTAGAAATTCCTTCTTCAGTTATTTATGGTTATCAAGTTTTAAATGATAGCAAGTTTGGTACCTACACCGCTGCTCCAAATGTACTAGATGTAAATCAAGCTGGTAAAGTAGGAAAACAATATTTGATAGATGGATTTGCTGGAGGAGGGATATACTTTTTCGAAATTGGGGATAACGAGGAGGAAGCGTCCGCAGGGGTATTTAATACTGGAAAGTTTTTTGCTCAAAAGGGCGTCAATGTCCCAAATACACTACAAAGTGGCCTAGACAACGGATACGATGTTTTTGTTTATGATAGTGCCACTGGCCCGATTTCACTAGAATCGCCAAGCTCAAGTCAATTATCTCCTATCCGAGGAGAAATAGCTGGTAAGGAAATTGGCCTAGGCTATATTAGTGATTTAAATTTCAAATACAATTATGGAAATGTTGATTTTGATTTTAGAAATGGTTTCGAAACTCAACCAACAATGGAGGGTCATGATGAAGGAGTTCAAGATTTTGATATAAGAAAAAAATTATTCGGCCCACTTTCATATGGAGGAGACGCTAGAGCTGGCGACGGGCAAGGATATTCTGACCCGAGACAAGGGGGAGACTTTTCAAATTGGATGATCAATCCCCCATTAGAAAACGATGCATATCCATATACTCACACAGTTAAAAGAATAGACGTAAAAAAATGTACGCCCACCATAGCTATAGAAGGTTTAAGCGACATCATAGCTGACGGCAACGATGCTGGCGTCCAAAGATCTGAAACTTTATTAATATCTTACCGTTACGGTTTTAAAGGCGGAGTGAGCGGAGTTGTAAGTGATTTATTGGCCGCAGGAAATAATATACAAAATATAGCATTAGGACTGTTCGAACAAGAAGACCTTGTCCGATATGCTGGTATTGTAACTTCTAATTATCTTGATACATATTCTGGAATAGGAGATTTGCC